ATATTCTGCACCTCCAAAGCCTGATACATGCGTTTCATCGCCTGATACATATTGTGCATATCTGGAGAGGACTGGGCAAGCTGTAACTGTGTCTGCGCTAATGCAACACGTTGTGCCATCGAGAAGATATTAGGGTCACTAACAGGAAGTACATCAATTCGGCCATCAAAGTCTTGTTGAAAGATCTGACTTGGTGCGCCAACAGGTTCATACGGATACACCGCATTCTCAGAGAATATTCTTGCTAAAAGTCTAAACTCATTTCTTTGTGCATAGTGTAGACGTTTATGTATAGCTGACATTACTTTCATGCCACGCTCAAGCATGGCAACAGTAGTGCCAACAGGTGTTTCTTGATTCATATTACTGACCTGTTGATCAGCGATAGAAACAAATCTACGTCCCGCATCAATCAAAGATCCCAGTAACTGAGTAAGTGTAGCTGATGGTTCTTTAAAAGGCAGTGGTATTAACGAAGCTCTAATATCCCCACCAGGGGCATCTATATCTCTAAACTCACCAGGATTAAGAGGTTCATCATCGTTACGTATTCGAATACCTCTAGCTTTGAACCCTGCCGGTAAGTTGGCAAGTGTGCCAGCATCCATAAGCTGTCTTAGTATTCCTGTGACAGCGCGACCTAATCCACCAATCATGTGAATTAAACCAAAACCGTAAAAGCCTAACCCTGGTAAAAATTTATAATGAACAAAGTATTGTCGTTTTTTCTTTAACGGATCACCCTCATCATAGTTCCTTGTAATCGACAGAACCTGTCCTGATCCATGGTCTAACGTAACAATGTAAGGCAACTTAATACCTGTCTCTTCGCCATCCGCGCTTCTGTCTTCGAAACCCTCTATGTCAAGATCTGTATGTATTTCAAGGATTGTGTACTCGTCATCCATATTATTAGGACTGACACCCTCAATCTCAGAGGTCTTCTCTCGAACCATATCTTCGTATTCGTTACTATCAGGAGATAGGTCTATATCTCTATAAATCCCTGCAACCTGTAACTTACGAATAGAGTTCTCCGACATCCTAAGAACATGTGTAATGCGACTGCTAGTTGCTAAATCTGTGCAAGAGTATGGAACAACCAAGTCCTGTGCCTGTACAAATCGGGAAATACCGCGTCCTAAAGCAGGGTCGTAATATACTTTCTTAAATGCTGAACCTGATAAAGGCAGATAGAAAAGCAATTGATCCAGATCAGGATCAAACTCCTCCATGACTTCCGTAATCATATAGTTCATGTAATTCTTAACACGAGAAGCCTGCGCTTCTGTTTCTGGGTTAGACACACCAATGACCTGTGTTCTAACTGGACCACCAGAAGGTAATAACTCTTTGTACGCCTGTGCTTGAAACTGTGTGACAGATTCTGAGATTATCGGATGTGTAACACCTGATGCTCCCTGAAAAGGCTCTGCTCGTTCTTCTTGTCTTATACCTAAAAGATCAAAGCCTCTGGTATACGCTTCTTCCCACTCTGATCGTGAACTAAGGTCTTCTTCATACATTGATGTTAGTTGAGATGATATCTCTCCTAACTCTTGGTCTTCAATCAGTTCAGCTAAATTAGCATCATGAGGAACTTCAGCTATAGCAACTTCTGTTTCGGTGACGGATTGAACAACCGCTCCCCCATCATCGTCCATAGTAACTTCAGCACCGCCCTCAAAATCTGGAGCCTCTTCAACTTCAACGACTTCTCCAGGCACAGATTCCATGCCGCTATCAATTAAAGATCCTATGTTTGTCGCCATAATCTATACCTATCCGTAATAAATTCGCTGACGCGGTTCATACGTATCATCAGCCTCATCAGAGTCAAGAGTTAAAAATCCACCTCGCCTAAAACGAATTAAAGCCATGGTCATGCTATCACAAAAGTCATCATGTTCACCATGAGGAAAAGCTGCACACTCCTCAATTACTTCATCCGCAAACTTTTTTTCTGGAGCCCACACCATACCTGATTCAAAAACAGGAGCAACCATATGCATCCTCGTAAATTTATCTCTACCTTTTGATGGAGTGTAGTTCATTACAGGTATGCCTGTCGATCTTAATTCGTCAGTCAGCGGTGTACCCGAAGCCTTGGCCTCAACAATAACCATATCAGGATCCCAATATTCGTATTCCTCATACGCTACCTGTTTAAGTTCTGGAAAGTTCCAACGTCCTCGTCTGGCATCCATAAGAATAATGTTATCAGGACCACCGTCCTCTGGTTTAAAGACACCCCATGTGGTGATAGCAGAGTAGTCTGCTGTTTCTTTCTTACTAAATGCTGTGTCATAACTTTGTATGATATAGGAAACAGGTGGAATTTCTTTAGCCTTCCACGTTTGCCACCATTCTTTTTTAATAATCGCACCCTCTTCGGCAACAGGATGCTGTTGCCATTGTGCGTTCCACTTCGACACTGGAAGCGAAGCCTTAACCTTTAACAGATCGTCCTTGTTCCAAAACTCTGGCCATAACGGTTTGCCAGAAGGCATAATGGCTGGAAACTCTACGACTTCCCATTCATCCGCCATGACATCCTGGCCTGATGCTTTCAACAGCTTGCCGGTCAAGTCTGTCAGTCCCCATCGTGTCATAACAACAATAATCGCACCACCAGGCTGTAGTCGTTGTCGAGGACCAGACGTGTACCATTCAAATGCCTGATCAAGAGCATTGTCCGACATAGCATCCTGTTCTGAATGCGGATCGTCAATAATAAACAAGTCTGCACCACGACCTGTAACCGCCGCACCAACACCAGCGGCAAAGTATTCACCGCCGCTTGATGTCCCCCAACGCCCCGCCGCCTTGTCGTCAGCCTTTAGCTCCGTGTCTGGAAATATATCGATATACTGATCAGAGTTAAGTAGATCCCTAACCTTACGACCAAAGCGCACGGCAAGTTCTGTGTTGTGCGTTGCTTGGATAATCTTGAGTTTTGGATTACGTCCCAAGAACCATGCAGGCATAAGATAGCTAGCAAATTCTGATTTACTATGACGCGGCGGCATATTAACAATTAACCGTTTCAAATCACCCCGCGCCACTCGCTCTAACTTCTCTGCAATAAGCCTGTGGTGATATCCCTCGATAAATCCGTCATAGACGTGATGCACAAAAGACATGAAATTATCTTGCGCTTTATCCCGTAAATCTATTCTTTTCTTAGCCTCAACAAGATTAAGAATTTCTTTCAGTGCTTCTTCTGGTAAAGTTTCAAGTTGCAAGGTTATTTCTTCTCTGTTTTAGGTTCTTCGGCAACGAATGTTTTTATCGTTGAATCCACAAGTTTAGGCATACATGAAGCTATATATGGCAAATTAACTAACCGCGCCATAATTCTACAGTCTTCCATGGTTCGATACGGCACCTCACTTAACGTGTGGTTAAACGATGAAAGAACGACTAGCATAAACACAAGTTTCAATTGTTTGCGCTGTTAACTAAAACAGATTTCATGTATTGATCTCCTTAACAGGAACACAAGACGCTTCAGTTATAATGCCTTTGCTTCCAGGATAAACATAACCAATAAGATCATGAAGAGCCCCATAGTAATTAGTAGCATGTTCAAAGCATTCCTGGATCTCGTCAAAAAACAAAGGTTTTCCGTTCAATGACCCAACTTTAATGGCATTAGTAGAACCTGGAGGTACCGGAGTAGTAAACAAGAAAGTAATAACAAGAAAAAATTTCATACGTTCCCCTCCGTTATAATCAGATAAAGCATGAAACCAATAAAGGAGAACACCCCTGCTATAAATAAAACAATTAAGCCTGCTATGATTATATCTCGTTTTTTCTTTTGTTTTTTCGCAACGTCATCTCGTTCCTTCTTTGCCTGAAGTCGATACTCCCTTTCAAGTTGAATGAATTGATCCCAAGATCCAGGACGACCATATAACTGCAAAAACTCTCGTAGCTCATCTCTCTGTCTTTGAATAGTTTGAATATGAACAAGGGTCTCTACAGCCCTCTCACTTGCACTACCGCCAAGACGAGATGTTTTTTCTGAGTGCTCTCTCTGTACAGCCGCGCATCCGGCCACCCATTTGGACAACGATGAGGCACAGTCAGTGACTTCACGCCCGTTCTGGATCGCTTGTTTGATAACTCCAAAAGCGGAGTTAGCCATTTTAATGCCAGCAATAGCACTGGTAATTGTTAAAGGGTCCATGGTTCACACCCCTTAGGTGAAGAGTCTCCGATTCAGTATTGCCAACTGTCGCTGAAGGTCAGCTATACCACCTGGTCTTGTATACTCCAAGTTTCTGGTAAAAGGAACAACCTGACCAAACTGAGTAGAAGGTGTAAATGGTGTCGATGCGGCAAAAGGCAAGATCTCAAAAGGACGCGGTGTTATTTCTTCAACCGGATCTGTTGGCGTTTTTTCTTCCTCCGGCTTTATAACAACAGGGGTCTGTTCACTTTCTTCCTCCTCTAGCAAACTTCCCAATAGATCGACATCTTCCGCAAGCAGATCATCTGGTGAGTATCTATCTATTCCAACCATAGCTATTGGATCAGGATTACCACTTGCCTTTTCAAATGATCTTGCTGACATTAGATCTTTTTCTCTCGCCATTTCGTTCACTAGATCTTGAGCAGTAGCATCCATTTGAGATTTCTCTCTCGCCACTTCGTTCACTAGATCTTGTTGAGCTACAGAAAGAGGAGAAACTACCCCTTGATCAATTTCGGCTTGCTGTCTTGCATAATCTTGTCTTTGGAGTTCATCAAAAAGATCTGTTTGAGCAATAGCATCTCTTTCAGCTCTGTCTCTCGCCACTTCGTTCACTAGATCTTGTTGAGCTTCCGTTAAACCAGATGGATCGGGGAAACCCGCTCTGTTAGGGTCAACGTTTGTTCTGTTTCTAGCATCTGCCTGTGTCACAGTTGCAAGGCCAAGATCTTGCGCTGCCCCCATACCCATAACGGCAGGACCGGCACCTTGACCTCTATCGAAAGTGCCTTGCCTCTCGCTCAAAGCCGCCTGCGTTACTGTCGTGGGAGAAAACTTTTCGGTCGTTGGTGCTAGACTCAAACCAAGATCAAAAAGATCTGGGTTTAAAGCCGACATCGCCAGTCCTGTGGGAGTTGCTATACTTCCCAGGGTTGCAAGCCCTTGAGCCATCTGACTTGCTTGAACAGCCGCTACATCAGTAGCGGTGCCTTTCGGACCAGCCGTGTAGGTAAGCTGACCTTGTGCATCTACACTGACATTTACATCACGGCCTTGAGCTTTAGCGTTCTTTTGTATCGCATCGGCAATAGCTTGATCTGCTTTTTGGATGTCGTCTTCTTTTCTATCGAAGTAACTCTCTTGTTTAGGTCCAAACTCTATTCCAAAACCATCTTCATCCTTGAAACCCGCTAGGTCGTTGTAACCAATGCTGACTTCAGCTATTTCATTTAACTGATTAACTGCTTCATCCACAGCGGCTGTGTCAAACCCGCTCAAATCAGCCACGTTGCCCGAAACACTAGCGGTGGCTATATCCATAGCGGCTTGTGCTGCGTCACGACTTGAATAACTGTCCAAATCTCCAACAGCACTAGAAGCGTCTGCCGCTTTGTCAGCGGTTACGCTAGGTGCGTCCGTGCTGAGAGCATCATCGTCAATAGCATCAGCGGCGGCGGCAGCCGCTTGATTAGACTCAGGATCATCAGCAGTTCTGCCTTGTAGATCCGTGTCAGGGTCTATATCTTCTCCCTCTTTTTCTACATCATCAACAGCATCATCACCAGCATCACCGTCACCATTAAAACACCAGCGGCCAAGACGTGCTTCCATCGCTGTCATGCCAAACTGCTCATGCAACGGTGTCGGAGAGTCCGTCCACATAGGACGATCCCAAGGATGTATTGAAATGTTACGCATGCTTCAACCTCTTA